TCGCTATGCAAACCCGTTCCGCATGGGTTCGCGTGTTATCGCAGCACAAGACTCGTCTGCCGTTCAGTTTGTTGCCAAGACTGGTAATGCAACGAACCAGACCAATCCGTGGGGCTACACTTTCACGCCAAATAGCGGCACTCCCGGTACGGCAACTTCGACTTGGCTTTTGCCAACCCGCGTTGTCACCGCACAACTTCCAATTCGTATCGCTGCGCTTGACGACATCAACGGTCTAGAGCCAACCCTTGTTGAAGACTTGATGCTTGAGTTTTCTCAGCAAGAAGGTTTGTCAATGGCTCAAAATGATGACCAAGCCGGTTCCACCACTACTAGCACGGGGGGCACCGATGGTCTGCGTGGTCTCGATTCTTATACTAGCGGTGCAAGTGCTGCTTACGGCACAAGCGGTACTGCTATTACCAACGGTATTCACACTCTCGCTACTGTAAGCTTTGCTGGCACCACGCCGACTTACGACAAGATTGTGAATATTGCCAACGCGCTTCCGGCTCAATACTGGTCGTTGCCTAGCACCGCATGGCACATGACTCCGGCTATGATTCAAACGTTGCGTGAACTGAAGGACACCGCTGGTATGCCGCTGTTCATTGACATCGGTGAGCCAAACGAAGCCGGTGCTGTTGGTTCAATCTTTGGTTGGCCGGTTGTTCCTAACCCGTATTTGACTTCTGACTTCCCGATTTATCTGGCTAACTGGGCACGGTTTATGACCATTGCCGATGTTGAGGAATTTAGCGTCCAAATGTTTGAACAAACCGCCCCCGGCTACATCACCATGTATGCCGAGAAACGAGTTGTATCAACTGTGCGTGACCCGTTCGCGGGTGTTCGTGCAAGCGCAGCTTAACTAGGGGAACGTCATGGCTGTTGAGAACATGACGCTTGCGCCATTCATGGCGGATAACCGTAACCCGTTTAACTATGCAAAGGTTGAACAGGTTACGCGTGACCTTGCTACAAACTGGTTGACGCTTGAAGAAATCACGCAGCAACTAAACCTATTCCAAGATGAAAGCCAAGACGCATATCTAGAGTCGTTGGAACTCGCTACTCGCATGGCGATTGAAGACTATCTGGGTATGCCAATCTTTCCGGTGCAATATAAGGTTTATTACCCGTATTTCGCGTTCAGCAACAATGCCCTATACCTAGACCTTCCCGAAGTGTCGCAAGGCGCAGGAAGCTTCAGCATTCAAGCCGTAGAGTGCTATACGTCATCAAATACAACTCCGGTGGTAATTGCTTCGTCAGCATATTCGTATGACCCAACCGGCAATCGGATTATTCTGACTGATGTACCAAACGAAGTTAATCAGTATATTGCCAACCCGCTGGTCGTGACTTACACAATTACGCCCAGTATCCTCGCGCAATATCCGGTTATCAAACAAGCCGGTCTGATGCTGCTGACGCATCTATATAACAGTCGCTCAACTGTGGGCGATACGGTTGGCATGAAGTCAGAAATTCCGTTTGGCGTATCTACGCTGCTCCGTCCGTACAAGCCGTTGGTGATGTAATCATGGTGATGCGCTATGAGAACGTGGTCATCAACAATGTGACCAACGGAACAAACAGCGTGGGCGAATATACGACCACAATTACCCCGTGGTTTGAAACCCGTGGGCTTGTGCATGACATCGCCAACTCCTTGAGAATATCCGAGAAGTATCGCGTCTATAACGACTTATTGAGCATTACGCTGAATTACACGCCAAATGTTCGGACGATTGTTGACAATCAGAATCTATACAGCCTGACATGGCGCAATGCTGACTGGCGAATCTCTGATATTAGAGAATCAAATGACCGGCAACACGCCACATTTATGTGCTACCGCAATGACCCTGTGGTGCCAGTATGACGACTCAACAAAGCCCCGTTTTATACGCAACGGCTACGCAAGCGCAGCTTGCAAGCATCTTTTCGCCCGTTCCGGTGTATGCTAACTTCAATCGGAATTGGGCAACAGAGCCAAAGTTTGTAACATGGCAAATCCGCAATATCCATCAAGATGTTTATACCGGACAGGTACAAAACGTCAAAGGGATTGACCGGCCAATAGTTCAAGTTACAATCTTTGCCCAGTCATACAACGATGCTTTGAATATGTCCAACACTCTGCTCCAAGAGTTACATGGCTATTCTGGGCAGTATGGCGGCGGTGGCGGTTTCTATGTGTCTAAAGTAGACTGTCATTGGCTTTACAATACATACGACAATGCGGTGGGTTTGCAACAAATTGTTGTGGACTGCCAGCTAGACATTCCGTGCTGACAAGATAGAATCAACTTCAACTCACTAACGAGGAACTATCATGGCTCTCCCAAATAAGGTTTTACCCGGCTTTAGCGCATCGCTTTATTGCCAGCCAACTTCATCTCCCACTCCGCTCACAACGGCAAACCTTTCGGTAGTGGCTTCGGTTTCCGCTATTGCTGTCAGCGCAAACTTGCTGCCGGTTGAGGCTATCCCCGCATTTGGTCAAGACGATGCCGTGGCTAACTTCTCGGTTGCTGGTTCGCGTCAATCTGACAAGATTCCGGTACAAGCTGCTCCTACCAGCATGACAATTACGGCTGCTTGGAATCCTTCTGACACCAATCTACTGCTGATGCGTGCTGATGCTTACAATGGCACCATTGACCGCACGTTTGTTATCTCGGCAACTGATGGCACAAACATTGTGTATTACGCATTTAATGGTCGAGTTGGTCAATTCCAGATTGATTCGGCTCCAGGTGCTGAAGCGAAATGTACGTTCACCATTCATCCGCGTGGCAATCAGTACGGCTGGTCAAATTCGGCTTAATAAAACGCTCCCCGATTTAGGTCGGGGAGTTTTCCTTTAGGGGTATGAAATGAAAGTTCAATTTGCAAACGGCAAAACTTATGACGCAGTTGATGTTGATGATGCTATCGCTCAATGCCTTGCCGCAGGAGATGACCCGTTTAATCCTGTAATTGTGCAAGAAACAAAACAAGAGAAAAAGACTAAAAATGCAGATACAGTCAACGAATGACCTGTTGAGTTATCTTGTCAATCAAGCCGGTTCTGGCATGAAGAACTGGTTTGGATTTGCACAACAGCGCATTACGGGCATTACGCTCGCGCATGAAATTGCTGCTCGCCATGCCGACAAGATGACTCCAAAACAGATTGCCGAGTTTGTCGTGGAACTCAACAACGAAATCTATCGGAATCTTATTTCTGACAAGAAGTAATCATGGCAAATAAAATTGACTTCGGATGGGAAGGGTTCAAAGAATTTGATGACCTGCTCACCCAAATGGTCAATGACTTTGGATACAAAGATGCCAGACGCATTCTGACGCGCTCGGTACGCAGGGCAATGAAACCTGTGCTGGAACAGGCAAAACTCTTTGCCCCTGTTGATACGGGTGCTTTGGAACGACTTTTGTGGCTTGAAGCCAGAAAGCCAACCAATAGAGATAAACGCTCCAAATATGTTGACCGAACCGATGCGGTGATTGCAACTGTCACCACGCCGCCTGGAACAAAACTGGCAAAGATGAAGCATTACAATTACAGCGAATCTTTTAAGAAGAAAGCAGACATTACAACAACCGGCATTAAGTCAGATATGCGAGCAATCGCGCAGGAATTTGGCACAGCCAAAACACCCGCCAAGCCATATTTGCGACCAGCACTTGAGCGCAACCACCAATCCGTGGTGGATTCTCTTGGCTCAATGCTTGGCGTAGAATTGGAAAAATACAAAGCACCAAAACCAACCCGTAAGAAATAAAGGATAAGACATGAATCTAGCAAAAGCATTCGGCTCGCTTGCCGACAACAAGAACCTTGTTCGCACCCGTTCTTTTGATTTCAACGGTCACACATTCAAAGTCCGTGTTCCGCTTACTTCCGAACTAGATGCCATGCAAGCGCGGCTTAAAGAACCCGCGCCAGAACTGGAAACCAAGTATTACGCACAGCTAACAAATGGGCTTGAAGACAACAAAGAATTGCTTGAAAGCACAGAAGGCGTTGAAGTCAAAGAAGATGACATTATCATTGA